GTTCTTAAATGTCTGCAGACTTTCTAAACGCTGCACGCAATTTTGAATTTTCTGCAGCTAGTCTTGATCAGGTAAAAAACATGAATCGCAAAAACGCTTCTTTTTCTTCTAGGTAAACTCACGCTTGAGAAGTTTCTTTGATGATGGAGATGATCGCTTCATCATCGGTTAACTCTACAACTGTCATTTGAATTAAGTAATTGTATATTCCAGTGTTCGCCCCGACTAAAGTCATAAACAAATCGCGATTAATGATATGGTCGGGGTCAAGAAATTGAGCGTAAAGTTCAGCAGAACCATTTCCAATTGTCCAACCGAATTGGCGATTATCTCCAGCATCCATTAGAGTTCCCGCCGAGATTGTTTCATAACTCAAAATTGCTTGAAATGTGTCCGAAGGATCAACCGCCCAAACTTCAAAACTTTTTATTTCCAATCCATAATTGATTAAGCCATCAGCGGCGACAAGATTCTTTCTAGCAACGCCGCCACCAGTGACTTCAATTTGACCACGTAGAGTTCTTATCCGATCATGTCGCTTCATTTTAGATGCCTCCTACAATCTTTATGCGCGGCCTTCATACAACGGCGTGCATCATATCCTTTTTTCCAAGCACCATTCTTTTTTGTCATCTTCTTCTTTTGGCGTTTGAATGCTTTCCCGAATGCTTTATTGTACGCGGAAACTGCTTTCTTTCCTTTCTTTTTTCCTTTGACCATATCAGCAGTTCCAGTAGCAATGCCTTCAACGAAAGGAATAACTGCAGGTGCTAATGGTTTAGTGTGGGGCGATGAAAGAATGATTGCATCTGCCAACGCGTACAAGATGCGTGAATACTGCTCATCAGTCGGCATTGATCATCAACTCACTGTTGAGATAGTGCTAGAGCCATAGAAGCCGATGCGGTCATTGTTTCAACAGTGCATTCTAGGACAATTGTAACATTATCAACTAAAGGGGTATTAACTGAATCAGTGCCCAAGAAAATGCTCTCTACCGCCACTAGGTAGCCGTTGCGCCATTCTTGAGGAGATAAGTCGGCGAAGTCTGTTAATGATGTGAAGTTACCTTGAGTGCTACCGGCAATGGTTGGGTTTGATCCTCCGACCAATTTACCAGAGGAAATTAAAGTCCGGTTGTCCGCATCAACCATCGCTAATTGACTTTGAGTAGTTAATTGATATGAGGTCATAGCGTTACCACCTAGAGCAGCAGGATTGTTGGGGATAGAAGCGGCTGAACCGTATTGGATAGACACATTATGTATTCGCATTACAGTTTTTCCAAGTGCATCAACGAATGAACCTAGATCAATTGAAGTTTGGTTAAAATTGACACCATCAGTATCAACGCTTGCTCGTATGAAAAAAGAATCGCTCTTAGCCATGTTGCTTTTTGAAATTGACAGTATATGAACCATCTTTACCGGAAACCGGAAAAATTTCGCGTCTGCAGTAGCCAATAATGGGTCGGAAACCGGAAAAACCCCACCGGATTCCTATCTTCTTTAGGGTGAGGCTGGATCTCGCATATGCTCTATCCACCATCCCCGCCCCACCCACCCGATTGCGAAGCGACCTCTATTCAAGGTATTGCTAGAAAGCCCTTCGGGCGCGCTTGATTTGGTGGGTATGTATATACCGGAAAACTTGTTGGATTGCGCCGGAGGGTATAATCAAATGAAGATACAAAAGATGGTTTCTCTAGACCAAGCGACCTCGCAAATAGCGGGTGAAATGAAGAACTTTAGTAAATGGGTACGCGACGGACTCCATGCTCAAAGCATGGGCGTTGATCTCGCCTCTGAATACCAATTACGCGTTAGATGGGTGGGTGTTGCTAGACACTTAGCCGCAACTCTAATTGAATATGCGAAAGAGATGGATTCCGAATACACTGGAACTGTTGATGAGATACTAGCAGACGCGCTCAAACAATTGAAAATTGATGAGTTCCAATGAGTCAAGATCATGCGCGTGATCATGTCTGTAATGTACGCGGATGTTCTACGCGTTTATCGCGGTGTGATGGTCGCAGAATGAAAAGATGTGCGCGATGTGTACGCGTACAAAATAACGTAACGTAACAAATATTCATGTTTACTACGTAGAAAACAAGAATGGTTCTTAAATGTCTGCAGACTTTCTAAACGCTGCACGCAATTTTGAATTTTCTGCAGCTAGTCTTGATCAGGTAAAAAACATGAATCGCAAAAACGCTTCTTTTTCTTCTAGGTAAACTCACG